GATGCAGACGTGGTTGTCCCGGTCCGTCGTGAGAAAGGCATCCTGGCCGTAGGCGACGCTCAGAAGCTCCGAGATGATCTCGTAGGGATAGAGCCCCTCGGACTGGTAGCTGTTCGAGTGGATCATGAAGTCGGGGATGTCCGAGTAGCTGGAGCTCCAGGAAAGGCCGCACAGTGCGCACAACTCGGCGCAGATGGCATAGAAGGTCGTATCCCCCCATACTTTCGAGACCTTGCTTGCAAAGGGAGGCCCGAGCTTTGCCGTGAGCGATCGTCCCCAGATGCCGGTTAGGGTGGAGTCGAGGGAAACGGTGTAGGTCGGTCGTTCGACGAAAAAGAGCCCCTGGCTTACCCAGGTGCTTGCCACGCGAGTGAGCACCTCGAGGGTCGGTTCATCTGGCAGTTTCGAAAAGTCGATCGCATCGAAGAGATCCGTGTCGGCCAGGTCCACCGACACTTCCCGGCAGTACCGGTCGAGGCTGCAGGTGATCTCGAAGCGCTGCTTGAGCTGAGTGATATCGACGGAATCGAGGAGGATTTTCATTCCATACGGCACGGCTGACCTCCATCGCAGAATACATGATGCTGCGGCCCAGCCCGGACGATACCGGTCTGGGTCTTGATTTCAATCGTTGCGCCCATGGCTCTAGATATCCTTGGAGACGACGTTCAGGATCAGATCATACGAGAAAATGTCGGCGTTCTTGGCCGACTTCCAGAAAAGATTCCGCCGGATCTTGCATCCATCCGGTTTTGCGAACCGGACCTTCCAGCAGTTCACGGAATCCGTGAAGCGGTATTCTCCGTCCACGGTCTCGAATGCGGTTTTGAGGGCGGCCATGGTCGCCGCCGGGATGTAGGCGTCCTGCACCGAAAGCTTTATCGCTCCGTCTTCGGGAAACGACCCGAAGTCCTGATCGACGGCGCCGCCGAGCGTTCGAATCCTCGATCCCCTTCCACTCACGCCGGCCTCCGGGTCGTAGTCCCCGAAGATCGGATCTTCATCGAAGTCGATCATCGTGGCGGGTGCCGGGGAGGCGTTCCACGGATCGAGCGTGGCTGCGATTTCTGTGCTGTAGAGCGCAAACTTAACGGCCATGGCTTTTGTCTCACGTCCTTCCCCGGGTAAGTCTCATCTTCGCGAGCTCCCGCTCGAACGCCTGCACCATCTCCCGGCTGTTGGGGCCCGGAACGATCACCGGGAGCTGCGCGTCGCCGGCGGCAAGTGTGAGCGTCCCGTAGTCTTCCGCGCCGGCCACCGGGCCGCCGGTCGCATAGGCAAGCTTCGGGATTTCCGGAACGGAAAGAGCCGACGCCGAGAGAAGCTCCCCCAGGCTGTCGAAGTTGAGCCGAAGGTTGTTGAGCATATAGAAGAGGCCCGCCCCGTATTTCTGGACGGCCTCTTTCCGAATAATGAACTCCCCGGCCTCGAGGAGCGCTCGGACCCGATCGCCTCCGCCAAACCCCGCTAGCTTTCCGGACAACCGGTTCCATCCCCCTTCCGCAAACCGCTGGACCGCACCGATCATGCCGCCCCACCGACTCTCCTGAACCGTCTGCACATGGATGATATGCGTGCTGTGGGTGACCGTCTTGTTGAGCTCGGCAAGCTTTGCGTCGACCGCCTTCGAATCGACCTGGATCGTAGCCTTTGGATTGATCGGGGTCGTATTGATCTCGGTGATTTTGCTCTTGACCTGGTCGAGCTGCTCCTGGAATTTCTGGATGTCTTCCTGACGCTTTCTTTGCGCCTCTTCCGTGAGGCTGATCTGTTCCTGGATGGCCTTCTTCTGGCCCTCGACCGCCTGGGTGATTCCGTTCGTCGCCTCGGCGGTCGTGTCGGCAAGGCTCCTTACGGTCTGATCGCCGTTTTTGACTTCCGTAGCGAGTCCGGCAAACTGCGATTCCGCCTTCTTAAAAAGCTCCTCTGCGGCCTTCGCCCCTTCCTCCGTTCCCTTGGATAACTCCGTTTGCGCCTGGGCAAGGGTCTCGTAGGCCTGGGACCTTTTGTCCATCCAGGCCTGCTCCTCGCTCATGAGCTTTCGGTTGAGCTCCCGGATTCGGTCCGCACCCTCGGCCTGGACCTCGTGCAGCCTCTCGTGGAGCTGCTTCACCTGCTCGGCGTATTTCTGCTCATCGGCAATGGCTTTGAGAAGAGCGGACTGAAGCTTCGACTCCCAATCGCTCAGGGCCTTTATCTTGGCGTCCCGAAGGCTTTCGGCGATCTTGATGGATTCTTCAGACTGCTGCCTTTCGCTCGCACCGGACGCGGCAAGGATTTCTTCTTTCTTTCTCGCCTCTTCCTGTGCCAACTGAATCATGGCATCCGCCTTGTCCTTGTAGATCTGCATGGTGATCCGGGCGGCGTCTTCATCTTTCCTTGCGAGCGCTTCGGCCTTCTGGGCTTCGAAGTCGTAGTAGGCGGATAGGCGGGTCCGGAGGCGGTCGTATTCGGAGCCGAGGTCTTTTAGGGAGTTTTGCAGGGTCTTCATCTCGGCTTTCGTGAGTTCCATCTGCCCCGACTGCTTGTTCAGGACCTTCGTTGCAAGCTCCCATTGGTTCGTTGCGTCGTTCCAGACGATTCGACCTTCGTCGGCCGCCTTGAATAGGTCCTTCATGTTGTCGACGGCTATACCGAGACGTTCGCCGACTTTTCTTGCCTGCTCGTCGGCCGCCTTCCCCGTGGTTTCGATGACTTCGTTCTTATCGGCCTCCGCCTGGCTGACCAGTCCGACGGCTTTTCTCCACTCGTAGATCGCTTTGGCGAGATTCCATATCTTGATCGCAGCCCATGCAGCAGCCGAAGCGAGAAAGACAATAGGCAGGGCTGAGATCGCGGTGCCTGCTGCAACGAAGGCAACCGTTGCCGCTTCGACGGCCGAAACGACGGTGCCAATGAAGGCGACGATAGGAACGACAACGATCTCGGAAAGCACCGCGGCGACCGGAATGAGCACCAGCTTCCACGCGAGCATCGCCGCCGTTACGGCAACGATCATCTCGAGCAAGATCCTGGTCGCCGGGTCAATTTCATTCAAGTACCGCACGAATTCCACCAGCTGCCCGATGAGCGGCCGCAGTACCGTATCGAGATCATCGCCTATCGTAATGACGAGACCCTCGATCGCACTTTTCAACGCACGGATCGCCCCGCCCAGACCGGCTTCCATTTCATTGGCGATGTCGTTTGCCGTGCCCCCTGCGTTATCGATCTGGTCGAGCAGGTCCCGGAAAGCATCAGATCCCTGAGATAAGAGCGCCGCCATTGCAGGCCCCGCTCTTTTCCCAAAGATCTGCATTACGACTCCGGCCCGGTCAGCCTGATCAGGGATCATCATGAGCTTGGTTCGAAGATCGCTCAAAATGTCGCGGAACGGGCGCATGTTCCCCGAGCTGTTTTTGATTTGCACCCCGAGGCTCCGGAGTGCATTGGCGGAGTCGGAAAGATTCACCCCGAGCTCGTTTGCATCCACCCCGAGCTTGTCCATGAGCTTGCTCATGTTCGTGGTCGGAGCCACGAGCACGGTGAGGATATTTCTTAGGGCGGCCCCGCCTTTTTCTCCCTTGTACCCTGCGTTGGCCAAAAGCCCCAAGGCCGTGGCGGTTTCGTTGAACCGTATGCCGAGCTCCTTTGCGACCGGCCCGACATAGGCAAAGGCCTGCCCGAGCTCATCGAGGTTCGTGTTGCTCCGGGTGAAGGTCTTGACCAGGGAGTCATTGATATAGACCAGGTCATCGGCGGTTTTGCCGTACCCGGTCATGATGTTGGTAAGAATGTCTGCGGATCTCCCGAGATCGACCCCGGCGGCAGCAGCGAGGTTCAGGACCTCCGGGAGGGCCTTGGTCGATTCGGCGGCGCTGAGGCCGGCCATCGAGAGATACTTCAGCGCTTCCGCCGCATTCGTCGCAGTGAAGCGGGTCTCGATGCCCATCTGCTTGGCGGTAGCCGTCATCTTGTCGAACTCTTCGGCCGTCGCTCCTGAGATCCCCTTGACCTGGCGCATGGTGTCGTCGAACTGAACGAAGGTCCCCACGACGTTCGCGATCGTGAGCCCGACCCCGGCGAAGGCAGCGGTGACCGCGGCGGCTTTGGCGGCGAACTCCGCCCAGGATGCCTTGCCCGCATCGACGACATTATTGAGGTTATCGAGCCCCTTGTTGAGCTTAGAGAGCTCCTGATCTCCGGTCGCCTTGAGCTTTACGAAGATGCTTACGACGTCGCCCATTACTTTTTCCTCATGGCTTCGCGCCTGAGCCGTTGCAGTTCGACGATGGAGTGGCTCATCTGGAAGAACCAGCCCATTCCGTACTCATAGACCGGATGACCGTTTTCGAGCAGCACGCACAGAGCGAGCTTGAAGTTGCTCAGCGCTTCACCCGGCCGACTGCGTCGGGAACTTTTGCCTTGAGCTTTTCGAAAAAAGGGGAGTTCGCCTCCACCCACGCCTCGATCACATCGATCACGTCCGACCCGCCGAGCTCCTGGAAGGCATCGGCATCGAGGCTGGTGCAGCTCTGGAGTACCCCGGAGATCGAGTCGTAGTGCTTCAAAATGTTTTGCACGACGTGCGCCGTGTCGATCTGGGCGTCTTCCTTGTACATGGAAGCCAAAAAAAGCAGGACCTGCGGAAAATGCGCCGGCGTCATTTCCTTCACGGAAACCGATCCGACATCGGCGATCTGAATCGTCTTCTGATTCCTCATCCTTCACCTCTAAGACTCAAAGGCCGCCCGGCCGTCAGGGGCTCAGGCGGCCCGCTCGATTAGCTGATGACGTCCACCCGGTAGTACTCCTGGCCGGAGGGCTGCGTGGTGTCCTTGATGACCGTGCCGCTCACGTTCAGGACCTCCGTTCCGTCGCCGAGAAGGGTCATGTCCCCGTCCGCCGAGACGTTCACCCGGTGGAACGTGTAGCGCTTCCTGGGTCCCTTGTCGTCCGGGTCGGTATCGAAGGTGACCTTGCGCTCGACGGTGCTCGAAGAAAGCCCGTGAACGGTCTTCACGGTCAACGCCGGATGGTCGCACGATACGACGTCGGTCGCCGTGATGCCGCCCGTGCTGAGCTTTCGAACGAATCCGGACTTGGGAACGACCGTATAATCCGTTCCCTGCACGCGCCGAGTCGCCCCGTCCGCACTCGTCACGACCACATCCTGCTGCGTGGTAATGCCGGATACGGCCGCCGTCGCACCGGAAGTCCCGCCCGTGATCGTTTCACCTGCCTGGAAGGTCCCGGAAAGGCTCACGATTTCCACATAGGACGCAGCCACATAGGCCACTTTGCCGGTCGCCGAAGATGTCCCGCCCGTGATCGTTTCACCGACCTGAAACGGGCCGCCGGTCACGGCCCCGTGAGCGATCTTGGTCGAGAAGCAGTTGAGCTTGCCGAGATCGATGTACTGGTCATCGACCCAGGTCGGCACATCCTGATCGATCGTTCCGGCGAGCTGGTTGTTGCTCGCGATCGCGCTCGCCATGAGAACCATCTTGAGGTTCTCCTCGGTCTGCTCCCGGAGCCCCCATTTGAGCGTCGCCTCGGTCGAATCCACCGCTTCGATGATCTTCGCCCGGGCTGCGTTGCGGGTCGAATTGACGCTCGATTTGCTCACCGACTGGTTAAACGAAAAACCTTCGAGCTCCCCCATGTCCACCCCGGGGTTGCCCGATCCGACCGTTCCGGCATAGCCGATCCCGGTGCCGTTGTACCGAATGTTGTCAGCGGATGATGCAAGCATTTTTCTTTCCTCCGATTGGGAATGATGGCGTGAAAAACTGAATGGACCTCGCTACTGAGCTCTCAGCCCTCCTCTCATGCTTCCCGCAATCGACTCCAGGGCCGATGCGATGCGCTCCAGAATTTTCAGCATAGACGGTTCGGCCGGAGCCTGGTGGTCCGGGACCGTCCATGAAATCTCGTTTGAAAACCCGCTTTCGTTTCCGGCCTGGTCGTAAGCCGTCGCAACGAAGTAAACCGTACGCCCGTCTTCCGGCTGCACATCGATCGTTACCTGTTCCGTTCCCGCCGGGATATCGGCCGCTTTCTGAGCGGCTTTGTCGTACCGGGCGGACGTCCCGCTCATATAGATCCTGTAGCCGGCAAGGTCCTTTTCCGTGTTCGGGTCCCAGGCGAGCGTCACCTGTGCGGCCTGCGCCGTGGAAACGGCTATGAGCAGGATCGCGAGCACCATGAAAAATTGCCGGATCATTGCTGCACCCCCTGTGTCTGTGTCGAGCCGCTGCCCTTGAGGTATCCGATGAGCCCGCTCGTCACGGCGACGAGGATGTCTTTCGCATCCGCCTGGAGCGCCCACATGGCTCCGGCGCCCAGAAGAAAGAGAGCAACGATCACGAGCTCTTCCTTGATGTCTCTCATGGCTTGATCTCCTTGAGCCTGTCCGGGGAATTCCTTGAGAACTCGGCGAACGCCTCATCGAGCGCCTGCCGGATCTCATCCTCCGTCTTTCCGGCCATACGGGAAGCTGACGCAAACACCTGGGTCGTCAGCTTCAAGGCTTCGAACGCGAGAACGACAATCTCTGCAGCACCCATCATTCACCTCCCGCCCGATCGAGGGCCATGATCTCGAGCCGGTTCAAAAGTGCCAGAATCGCCTGCTCGGTCTCGATGCTCGGAGCCCCTCCGTCTCGAACCACCGAGGCATAGGACTGAATGAGCGGATACACCTCGATGAGCACCGACCGCTTGGTCCGGAGCATATCCTTCTGGACCGGGCTCAAATTCTGACGGTCGGCCGCGGCCTGGTAGTCGTTGTATTGGACGTTGTATGTGTCCATAAAAAGGATCGCTTTCTCCTGCGGGCTCCATTCCTGGAAAGGCTTTGTCCCGAGCTGCGTGCACGAGAGGATGAACGCCGTGAGCGCCAGCAGAATCAGCAGAATGGGAATCGGTTTCTTCGTTGTCGTCATTGGTTGGCTCCTTGATCGAATGTTCGATCCTTTGGGCTTCCAGAAAGCATTGCTCCATGAGCTCGATCTCGCGCCAGCCGAGTCTCCCGTGTCGAATCATCCACCGGCTGATCCGCTGGATCACGATCGACCCGTTCCGGATCGAATCCTGCTGGTGGAGGGTCAGGGCCATGGAGCCGGCCTACCTTTCGATCACCGCCGAATCGGGAGGAAGTCCGTGGTGACTGTGCCGTTTGAACTGGTCCCAGTTCGGTCCGCGAACGCACTTTTCGATGTGCTTCTCGCAGTCGGCCTTCTTGACTTTGGTCTGCACCCGGTCATCGAGCTTGTCTATGCGGTCCTTGACTCGATTGAACCGGTCGTCGATCTCCCTCAGATACTCGCGCTGGTTGCTCCACTGGGCAATGAGCAGGGCGGTAATCACTGCCAGGAGTCCGGACATTATCCACTCAGGATTCACGGCAACCCCCTTCGCGTGGTCTTGATCTCCCTCACCGTCACAACGGAAAAACTCACGAAGATCGGATATTCCGAATCCTGTGAAGAATTCCCCGCACTATCCAACCCGGCTATCCTGGACCGGTAGAGCGCGTTTTCAACCTGCTCCCGCATCGCTTCGGCCTGCAGCAGGCCCTCGTAGGTCTTCTTGCGGCCGTCTGTGAGCACGGTCCCGTTGACCACCCCGACCCCGAGGTAGACCGGCCAGGCGATTTCCTTTTCCGTCTCGCTGCGCAGGTGATCCGACCCGACGATCACGACGATCGGGTAATCGGACTCCGGAGGCGGGTTCGCCTCGTCGATCCCGAGGTGGACCGTAGGAGACTTCCCGATCTCGGCCTGGCACCATGCGTCCAAGGTCGAATCCGCCGCTATCGCGTCCCGTATCGCTTCGAGCACTTCCGCCGTGGTCATGCCTTCGCACCTCCGTCCCTGTAGCGCCTCACGGCCGCCCAGAACTTATTCTCGAAAACCGTCGCCGCCTTCCGCTTCCACTGCTCGTTCACCTTCCCGATCCAAGGCCGCGGAGGGGTCCTCAGCACGCTGGTCTGAGCGCGCACCGGGAACCCGATCGCAAACATCATCTTTCGCATCCGCCGGGTGATCGGCGTAGAGAATCCGGCCGTATTGAGCCGCATCCACTTGTAGTAGGCCGGCTTCGGATTGAGCAGGCCGATCTCGACAAAGAGATCCTGCGAATCGACCTTGTAGCGGATCATGCTGATAAATCGCGCAAACGGCTCAAGCCGCGTGCTCTTGCGGGACTTCACGAGCCCCCCGCTACGGGACGATCCCACTTGCCCCCCGGATCGCCCCGCGCTTGACCACCGCGTCCCGCTCGACTTATACCGCCCCTTGTACCCGATCTCCCGCTGCTTCCCGGATCGATCCCGAATGCTCGACATGATCCCCGTGTGAGGATTCAAAAGCGGCCGAAGCCTCCGCCCGGCTTTCTGCAAGTCTTCCTTGGCCTGGTAGCCGATCGACTTGAGCGCCGAAGCCCTGGCCCTCGCAAAAATCCCCGGAAGCTCCATCACCGCTTTCGTGGTCTTGGAAAGACCGTCTTCCCTCACCTGGATATCAAGCACGGAATGCACTCCTTGGCTGCGAGTAGGTTGGCTTCACGCTCTCGTGCGCCTCCCACTCGACCATGCCGCCGACAGACCCTGCCGGCCGGACCAGCTTCCAGGTTTCTCCGGATTCCGTTAAGGCGATCGTCCCGTTGTACTGGGGACTGGCCTCCGATTCATCGAAGAGCACCATCGCCTTGAGTCTGTTCACGCCCCCGTCGCTCTCCTGGCCCTCCCTGGCGACGATCACGGTAACCGGAACGGAATCCCCTCCATCCGGGCCGGTGTAGGTGCCGTCTTCTCCATAGGCGGCCAGGAGGCTTGCGTTCATCTTGGCGTAAAGCGCGGAATCCATGGCGTCACCTCCGGCTTAATTCGACGAGAAAACACGAACGAGAAGTGCAGGGCGAACGCAAATCGGCAGGATGTTGCTCTGCGTATGCAGGTCCACGCCGCGCTCGTAATCCCTGATCTTCATTTTCGCGTAGTAGGGTTTTCCGATCGTGTTCACGGCCTCGATGAAATCGGCCGGAGCACAGACGGTGCTGAAGCTGTTCATCGTGCCGACCGGGAAGGCATGCCCCTCGCCGTCCGCGATGAACTTTCGTGCCGTTCCGTTCATATCTGAGGCCACACCCCGGTACTCTTCCCAGATGATCCCTCCGAACTCGAAGCCCTTGCGAAGGTCGCCGCCGAGCATCTGCTGCGCGGCGGCATAGTTTGCGTAGGCCGCCTTCACGTTGTCATGCTTGGTGAGCGCATCGAAGAAATCGCTCGAGACGAGGGCGCGGGCTCCGGTGTAGATCTCGCCCATGAGGTTGTCCTCGATGTGGCGGAGCACATCCATGCATTTGCCTCGCACGTCTGTCGTGCTGGTTCCGAGCACGAAATCGATGCTCTTCTGCTGGATCTGGAATTCGGTGAAAAGGTTGTAGATGACCGATCCGTCCGCATCCAGAATCACCCCCTTGAGCGCTCCCATGCGCAGATGCTCCCGGGTGATGTCGTGCTTGTTCTTCATGGTCTGCAGGCGGTCGTTTACGATGCTCACCAGGCTTTCGAGCTCGTTTTCCGTGCCGAAGGCCCGTACGCCGGCGTAATCGGCCGGAAGGATCGAATCATCGTGGGGAATGTGCGGAACCGCAAAGGTCCTCACCTTGCGCTTGGCGTTCTCCCCGACGGTGCCGGGAGATCCGAGCGGCCTGGTCGGCAGGAGGTGCAAAACGCCGTTTCGCTCTTCCACGATGATGGATCTCGAAACAACTCCCCTCACCGGGAAGAGGTTCAACTGCTCGCACCTGCCGTACATATTCGGCAGGATGTTGATGCTGTGGGTCAGGGACACCAAAGAGAAGGCATCGTTTTCGAATGGATTGATCATAGGCATGGCCCTATATCTCCTTTCAGATGTGGTCCGACGCTGCGCTTATGCAGCGTCACGGACAATGATCCCCTTGTCGGCCAACTGAGCCAGTGCCGCGGCTTTCTGGGCAGCCGTCGCTCCGGTGGGCCATACCAGGATGTCTCCATTCACGACGGCATCACGCACCACGGCCACTCCGGCGATGTCCGGCTGATAGTCGGAGCTGTCGTCGGCAATCGTTGCGACATTCGCATTGGTTCCGACGTCGAGGTTTTCACCCTCGAAGGTTCCGACCTGGTCATCGAGGATAAGCGTTCCGGCCGCATCGCCATCGGCCCATGCTCCGGAATCAAGAGTTACGCTCACGACCCGGGCGGTGGCTCCGCTCGTCGCACCGGTGACGACGTCGCCCGGCCGGATCTCGTAGGTTCCTCCTCCGTTGAAGTCGAGCGCCTTCTGAGTGGTCGGCACTTCGTTCATCCCATCGAGAATACCGTAGGCGTCCTGGAGTCCGTCGACCTTGGTGAAGTCGATCTGATCGACCTTGCCGGAGCCGGCGGCAACGGCAATGGTGAAAACGTCTCCGACCGCGAAATCCGTAGCGCCGTCATTGAGCGTGAAGTTGATCTGCTCGTTTTCGTAAGCGACTGCGACCGTCGCGTCCGGAAGCCTGGTTCCGTCTGGAGCCTTGACCTCGAACGTCCCGGCGTTCTCTGCCGCGACGATGCAGGTGAGCACATAGGTTCCAATCTGCGTCTTGGCTCCGCCGGTTACGTCCGTGCAGGTGCCGTTCCCGGTGTTCTCATCATCTTTCGTCCCGCTCGTGGGAACCGATTTGGTGATTTTTCCCAGAACGGTTCCCACACCGTGCGCGGCGCCTCCGGCAACAACCACATCCTCACGGGAGAAGCGCTTGACGTCCCCGGATTCCCACTTGACGATATCGCCCAGGCGATTGCTTTCGGTGAGTACTGCCATAGCCTACACTCCTCTCTTGTTTGCGGCTTCGGCCCTGCGCTGAGCATCGGCCAGCAGCGGATTGGGAGCCCCCGATCCGAGAGCGCCCACGGTTGACGTCACTTCCGGAGCCTCGGCCTTGCTCTTGTCGGCAATCGCCTTGGTGATCCGGTCCGATGCAGCGTCGATGGAAACGCCGTCTTTTATGAGCTGCTCGGCAAATCCTTGAGGCAGAAGGGCGGAAACGGCCGCACACTTCTCGCGGATGGAAGCGATGCGCGCGAGCTCCTCCGATCGTGCGGCCTCGACGGCTTCCCTCACTGCGCCCGCCTGGGCTTCCGCAAGCCCTTCGGCTCTTCCTTCAGCCCGAGCCTTCTCGAGGATCACATCCAGGTCCACGACTGCTTCAGGCTCGTCCGTTACGGCCTCGGGAGTCACTTTGGCTTTGCGCCCAAAAATCTTCATGCTGCTACCTCCTGACTGAGTTTGGCTCTCGATAAACTGGACGGCCTGGTCGAAGTTCATCAGTCGATCGGCCAGACCGGCCTTGATTACACCATCTCCCTGATATATTGCGGCCTGGGTTGCGATGACCGCCTCGACGGTCAAGCCCCTGTTGCGAGCGACCGTTTGAACGAATAGCTGATAGTCCTCGTCCACCAGCGCCTGGAGCTTTGCCCGGGCGGGATCGGAGAGGGGCTCGTGCGGGTTGAAGTCGTTCTTTCTCTCCCCGGCGAATACCGGAGTGAACTTGAAGCCGGCCTTGGCATCGAATGCGGATTGATCGACGAATTGAGCGATCACCCCGACAGATCCAGCCTGACCGGTACGCGGAATGAAGATCGTGCCGGCTGAGCTGGCCAGGGCATAAGCCGCTGAAAAAGCGGCCTCGTCCACAATCGCATAGATGGGTTTGACCGATCGCGCCGCGTAGATCTCATCTGCAAGGTCGAACACACCGGAGACCTCGCCTCCAGGAGAATCAAAAGCAAAGAGAATGGCAGTGATAAGGGGGTCGGCCAGAGCCTCGCGGAACATGCTCTGGATCTCGCGGTAGCTCACGATGTCGCTGCAGACGGCGTCTTCGAAAGAAAGGTTGTAGGCGAGCGGCCCCATGACCGGGATCAGGCCGATGCCGTCCCCGGTGTATTCGCGATACCTTGGAGAACGTGAAAAGTCGGTCACCGCAAGCGGTGAGTCGATGATGCCTGGTTCGCCGAGCCCGATTCTCGGAGCGAGCACCTGGAGGATCACCTCGAGCATATCGGGTGTGATCATGAGCGGGCGGTTTACGAGCCTTCCGGCAATGTGGGTGAGGATGGCTTTACGCATTTTGCACTGTCTCCTTCACAATGGTGTCCTGAGCGGACTGCAGCGCCCCGGACTTCTGCGTCTTCCGCGGGTCTGAGTCGAAGACGAGACCGAGCTCGTCGGCCCTCGCCGCGTCTTCCGCGATCTGGCGGTCGACGTCTTCGGCGTCTTCGCCCATCTCGCCGATCACAGACGACCTGGACCGGATTCCGGCCCGAAGCTCGATGAGTGCCGCCATCGCATCCTTGAGCGGATCGACCCACGGCCAGCGCTGCGGTCTCCAGTCGATCCGGTAGTATTTGCGGCGGTTGGCCATGTAGGCCGGCAGATTGAGCAGGCCGGAAGCAAAAGCCGTATCCAGCCAGCGCCTTGCGATCGGCTGGCAGAACTGGAAGATGATGGTGTGCCACTGGAGCATTTCACAGCGCCGACGAAATTCGAGGAGTCCGGCCCGGATCGACGAATAGCTCACTCCGGAAAGATCTCCCGTGAGCTGCTCGTAGGTGACGCCCATGCCCGCCGCGATCTCGCGGAGCTGCTGGCGGATCCAGACTTCGTAGGTCTGGCCGACGTCAACGGGAGTGGAGAACTTGATATCTTCGATGCCTCCAGGAAGAAGGGAGATCGTCCCGGGCTCCAGGGAGATCACTTCGTTTCCCTGGTCGTCCCGGTCGTCTCTTCGGCCAAGAGGTGAGGTATTCGGGCTCTCGCTGGGTCGCTCCACCATGAAGCCTGCAAACATGGCGGCCGTTTTCTTGCGCACGAGCTCGGCATCCTCGTATTTGTCCAGCTCATGGAGCTTGAGGATGATCGATGTGAGCCATGGGCTCCCGCGCTGCTGCCCGGGGCGGATCGGTCGAAACATGTGAAGGATCTCTTCGGCCGGCACGCGGACCCGCTCGGTCGTGTTGGCGCCGATGAACTGCTCTCCCGGATGATCGCGGAAAAGCCAATACGCCGTCCGGCGCCATATGTTTTTATCGAACTCGATCCCCATCCGGATCGGGTTGCCGTTGGGAGCGACGGATTCATAGCTGGGATCGAGGTGATCGGCCTCGATAAGCTGGATCTGAAGGGGAACGGTCAGCATGTCTCCCGGGTAGCGGGGACGAAAGCGCACCAGCACTTCACCGTCCTGCACCATCGCATGGGAACCCAGAGCCTGCTGGCCATAGAAATCACTCAGGCCGTGCGCGTCACATTCCTCCGTCCAGTCGGCAAAGAGCTCCTGGATCTCTTGCTTGAGCGCAGGGTCATCGATCCTCCATCGAGGGATGATCCCGGTTCCGATGAGATTGGCGACGTGAGATTCCACGCCGCTTTCTGCCAGCGGGTTGTTTCGCACGAACTGCCGGCTGCGGGATCTCAAATTGGAAAGGGACCCGAAGAGACTCGCGTTCGGCCCGCTGGAATAAAGCCCCCAGGTCGAAAGCCTCCGTCCGGTCGTTGCCCCTTCGTAGGCGCCGGTAAGTGCACCGATCGGGATCTTGTTTCCCTGGTGATCCAGGACCTTGAGGTATCCAGCCATCACAGCCCCTTGCCGGTAGATGTCAGAACGAAGCGCCGGCGGGTCGTTGCGGAATTCACTTCCGCCTGCATCTCGGCCTTGAGTGCCCGGAGCTTATCGATATCCGCCTGAGCCCAGGTCGTCGTGCGATCCCTGACCGTAACCGAAACAACCCGCTCGCCGGCGGCCAGGGCAACGATCGCGGCCTCGACTTTCGCTATGTCCTCGGATGTGTAAGCCATCTTCGATCTCCGCAGTTTCGTTTCCGCCGTCGGGGCAACAAAAAAGGGAAAGGCAGCCGAGTGGTTGGGCACCCAACTGCCTTTCCCTTGATTTGTTCTTGCGTCACCCTAAGGCCCGTCGGCCGCCGGGTGAGCCCCCTCTCTACTACGATCCCTGCTTGGTTGCCTTTATGCTAGCGGAAAAAATTTCAATCGGTCAAGCTCACGCCCGCACACTCCTGCACACTCCTGCACACTCCTGCAAAAATTTCTTCATTTTGAGTGGAACTTTTTTCTTGCAATTAACGATAGCGTTAATGTATAAGTAATTAACGCTAGCGTTAATTGTGGATGGACAAACCGCATGATGACCCTGACCCGGAAAGGATGAAGCGAGATGAAGAACATAGCGATCAAAGTCTACGATCCAGAAGCGAGGGAAGTCAGAAAGATAGACGGACGGTGGAAACCGGTAACCGTTCGGAAATTGATCGATACCAAATGCTTCAGGTCCACCGATAAAGATCTAATGGAAGAAGAACTGGCGTTTTTGCATTCCGAGGGATTCGAAACGGAAATCGTGGATGATGACCCGGAATGTCGGTAAGCAGGCCGATAAGGAGGCCCAGACATGGCAAAATACGACGTTACCTGCGAAAGGTGTCAAAGTGAATTCACGGTCCAGCTGTTCGGACCACATAGAGACCGCGAATGGAAGCTGACCAACTGGACATGGATTTGCGACGAGTGCAAGGAAAAGATGAAGGTCGAGGCGTCCGAAGAGGCTGCAGCCGAGGCCGAAGCATCCGGGCTTCCGGAGTTGACCGGCACCGAGAAGCAAATCCGATGGGCGGAAGTCATCCGCCTGGATCTCATCAAGAAAATCGATGAGGCCGTCAGACGCTGGAATGTCTCTCCAGGTTCGGTCATCGAACACGCCGTAACCGGAGTAAAAGGCCAAAAGTCGGCATCATACTGGATCGAGCATCGATATGATTCGGCGAGGGAAGTACTCGAAGCCTTCGCACGCCTGAACCCTCCGCGGAAACCCGAGGAGAAAGCGCTGGAGGAAGACGCGGCCGCCGAAGCCACCGTGAGGCCGGAGCGCATTGTATCGGAGACGGTTGCCGAAATTCGGCCGTACGACGATCGCATAGCGATTCACTTCCCCGAAAAGCGTGAAGACTTTTGGAAGCTCATCAAGCACGATCTCGAATATCAATGGTCCGGCAATTGCTGGGTTCGGAAAATCGGGCTCCGGACCGGTTCGGTTGCGGATCGTGCCGCCGAAGCGGGACATAGAATCCTTGCGGCGGGATTCCCGATACGGATCTTTGATGAATCCATCAGGAACCGGGCCGTTTCCGGCGACTATGAGCCGGAGTCCAGGAAGTGGATACTCGTGAAAACGGAAGGCGACCTTGCCGGACGCTTTCTCATTTTCTGGGCCAGGGAATCCGGAGACTATTACGCGGCGGCCCGACGGCTGCCGGCCTCGCGCTATGTGAAACCGTACGTCGTTGTTCCGGCGGAACATTGGGCCGAAGTGCTGGATTTCGCAGGAGTGCACGGCTTTACGGTTTCGCCGGGTGCGGCTGCACTGGCAGAGAAGACCAGGGCGGCCAAGGACGCCATGCTGACGGTATCCGTCGATCCGGTGGAGAAAGAAAAGCCGAAGTCCTCGAAGCGTCCGACGCTGGAGGTTCCGGACGAGGTGGAGATCCCGGATGATCTTAAAGACTGAATTGCTGGAACACCAG